TTATTCTCCCTTTTTAGAATTTTTCTTGTTTTCAGCTTTTTCTTTTGCCTTTTCGATGGCGGCATTTACAGCGGCCACAAGTTCGGCTTCCGGAGCTGTCAGGTTTTTAACCCCGAGCGCGGCGGCTTCCGCACGGATTTTATTTATTCTCTCTGTCTCCACGGCGGCCTGCGCTTCAGCTATTTTATTTGTGTCCGGCGCTTCGTCAAAAAGCATAATGCCCCCGGCGGCGGCCTGCGCTTCGGTAAGCTTTCTTGTGGCGTTCAGATCGACAGGAACACGGCCCTTGCAAGCCTTCACGTGCGTCTTGAATTCGCCTTCGCTGTAAAAGTTCAGGCCGCATTTCATACATGTTTTTAAAGTCTTCATTTTTCTACTCCGTAAATGTAAAAAGACATGCCGGAAAGGAAAGGAAACTTCCCGGCATGTCATCGGGTTATCTGGCTTTGAACGCGGGATAGACGGTTATCTTCTCGCTGGACTCATCCGCTGTAGTTGTGGCCTTTATTTTGATATAGGGGCCGACGTTTGACGGGATGGTATATCGCGCGATTTCATCCCCTGCCGTGAAAGTGATCGGCGTACCGCTGGCCGTCCGGTCATAGATAGTGGCCACGCTTTCGAAATCGCCGTCTTCGGTTTCACCTGCCAATATTTCAAGCTTCAACTGTTTAGAGTCCGCGATTGAAATATTGGTATTAGCTTCGACCACAAGGTCGATGGCGTTCTGCGCTTTACCGAGCAGAAAGGCCTCGGACGTTTTGTTTGTGTTATTGGGAAGCGCTTCCGCTTTCCACAGATAATCGCCATAAGCTTTTATTTCCGAACCCGAAATTGTTCCTGTAAGAGACATTGTAAATTCCTCCAAATATTATTTATTGTTAAAGAGGCGGCAAGAAAATTGCCGCCATCAATTCTTAGCTCGACACCATCGCTTCGGTACCGAACAGAAAATTATAACTGGTTTCGATCGGGATACCATTCCACAATTCGATCCCGGTATCAAAATTCTTGTCCCCGGGAACGGTCTTGAGTTTTTCAAGTTTGTAAGCTGTGCCGAGGTGAATCTTTGCAGCCGGATGGCAATAGATCTTGGTATTTGAACCAGCGCGGACGTCGAGGAGCATCTTGTCAATCATTTTGGCAGTCGGAAATGTCCTTGTGCCGTCTGAAGCCAAGCTGTCATTGTCGATATCGCAGTTTACAATCGCCGCAACATATTTAGCGTTGACCAACTGTAACCCGAAATACGTTTTTATGCGCATTCCGTATTTTAAAATATTATTATCAGCAGGATCTTCAAAAAGATTACCGCCATACATCGCAGCAAGGTCGAAGGCTTTTCCATTTCCGAAGCCATTGGCGTCATAAAGCCCGGTTACTTCACCGGATACCCAGTGGACAGCGAGAATGGAATAGTTTGTAGAACCGGTACCGCCGCCGAACTGTACTTTTCTGTTTGCATAAGCATAAGCGCGAATACCGTTGTAGAGAACGCTTGCTTCCATATCCATACCTGTTCGGTGAAGTATGGCAGGCATTTTCTTTGCGAAATAAGCTTCCTTGCCGCCGAATTTTTTTGCCTTATCTTCACCAACTTTAATTTTACCGCCGAGCACAGACAGGTCCTTCTGTTGAAGGATGCTATCCGATGAAATGTTAGGAAGCGGAGAGTCAAGATCGACGACATCTGCGCCGGTTACACTGTCGAGTTCTTCATAGACGTTCCAAAGGCCATGGCTTGACGGTTCGACAGGCATATTCTTGAGAATAGGGGCCTCTTCGGTCAATGTGTCAATCATGACTTTCTGCTTCGGTGCCATCTGCACCGCGATTTCCTGAAATGTGGTACCCATTTTTAACTCCTAAATTTTAACTTTTTGTAAAAACTTCACTTACTAATTCTCCGAAAGTCTGCGCGGTATTTCCCGGGGCATTTCCACTTCCGGGGTTTGCGTCCGCGCCGCGTGAAGGCGGGACCCAATGAGGGGCGGTCTTCACATGTACGGCAATCCAGTTTTCCGGGTCAAGTCCGGGCGTTACTCCGCAACCGTCCCTGGTAACTATTTTGCCGTCTTCGCTTACATCAAAGATACTTTTCCGTGCCAAGACATCATCCATAGCCTCTTTTCTGACGCCGATTTTTTCGGCGGCTTTACGAAGCGCTGATTCAATGCTGTTATTGCGCTTTTCGCTCTGAAGCTCTCCGAGCTGCTTTGAACTGTCCTCAAATTTGAGTTTCAGTTCGTCGCGTTCCGTCTCTGTCTTGCGCAATTCCTTTTTAACCCGGCGTTCGACAATCTCATTGATTGCGGTATCGTCGAGTTTCTTCTTGCCGGAACTTCTGAGCTCTTCCAATTCATCAAGATTGTCCTGTAAAGTTTCCGGATCGACATCTCCGAACTTTTTCAGGGCCTGCTTGGTTTTCTTGTGCTCATCGCGTTCCGCGTCCAGGGACTTTTTAAGCTGATCCACGTCGGCCTGCGTCTTTATCCCTTCGACTCCGGAAAGAACATACTGACCATCACGTTCAGTGTAATTCTCTCGTAAATCCTGCGGAATTTCTTCCAGTGTCTTGTAAACGGCTTTCAGCTTCATGCTGATTTTCTCCTTTGATGTGAGGCAAAGCCTCTTTTATATTGTTAAAGCATCACGCTTTAAACAAAGGATTCCTTGTCAACCGGGGCGAAGCCCCCTTTATAGTTTTCGCTCAGCTGCGCTTGCGAAAGAATGAGGCTATTTTTGCAGGTCTTTATAGGAGATTTTAATCATGCTTTGGTCGGCTATATCGGGATTGATTTTCAAGTCTAAATTCTGATAGTTTCCGTTTTCGTCTCCATACAAGACTTTTACTTCTTTCAGCAAAGCCCAGTCGAATTTATCGCGTTCCCTGAACCATTCGTTTTCAAACGGACAGACAATCTTGATTCCCTGGACTTTCGCGGCTTCGAGATTGAGAATCATCGATGGAAGCTGGTTCTGGTATTCGCCGTTTGTGGCCAGGCGTATGCCGTACATGTGGATTTCGGTAACTTTTTCAAGCATTGCGTCTGCGAACATGTAAGCAAATGAAGAGCCGAAAAAAGGAATGCTGAAAAGGTAAACAAGCTTTTTCATATCCAGGACGCGCTGATTATTCAGGCCGGGGAATTCCCGGCGCGTTACAATCTCGCAACCATAGGAATTATAACGCCCTTTCCAATCCGGCCATGTGCGGTAAGGCGCGGCGGGGTTCGTGCCGTCATAATCTTCATGTATCTGGTAAATTCGCGTCGGCTTGAGTTTCGGGTAGAAATACCATGGATCTGTAAGCGTCCATACTTCACCCGGGAAGAAGCTTTCGGTAAGTTTATCGTGATACCATTTATCGCCAGTGAAGAAACCTAAAAATGTGACAACCCTTTTCCCGGACATAAAAATTCCCTCGTGTTTTTACAACAAGAGGGAATTGTCAATCGGATAATTTTTTATTCTTCTGTCAATTCAACATACTTGCGGTGGGGGGGCTGGGCTATGCGTTTATCGCAGGTGGTTTTGTCATTCCAAACATCTTCGGGACATGTCCCTAATACTTCGCAAAAGTGGCGTACCGGGTCTGTAAGGTTTTTACAGCGATTACAATTTTTGCTGAAAAGTTTCCAGCCGTCAAATCTTACGATAACTGGTTTTAATTCCTGAGCCATGTAAAATTTCCTTCAATAAGTTACTGTAATTCTCAGCTGATATATTTTCTGCCGGTTCATTAAGTTTCCAACGCCTGACAAATTCGTCAATATTAATTATACCTGATTTTCCGCCTGATGTCAAGGAATATTCGCCCTTGTCCGTGATTATACGCATCTCTTTGCATTTATGCTCTATAAATGACGTTATGTCAGTTGGGGACGGCGGCATATTGTCAGGATGGTTATGTATCACCAGCTTGCTTTCCGGAAGGATGGGAATATCTACAGCCGAAGCATGGCCTTTTCCCACGGAATACAAATTTCCGTCCTTATCATAAGCCGCGCCGAATTCCTCTTTCGCGCCTCTTATAGTCTCGATGAAGGTTTCCGGGCTTTTCATCGCGGCATCATAGGCGGGTTTTATTTCCTTGAAAGACTCCCCTGACGGGAAATTATTTGAGCCGTCAACGGTAAGATGAAGCGAGCCGCCCGCGCTGGCCCCCGGCTTCGGCGAAGATGTTTTTCCAATGGATATTCCGGCCTTCTCAAAAGCCTCCGCGTCCTTCTGCCTGAGCTGTTCGATGTTGAAAGACTTGTTTGAATTGTAATCGACGAATTTATCAAGAGGCATTTCGCCGTTTTTGTAAAGTCCGAAACGGGTCGGCCCGAGGATATCCTTCTGGAACTTTTCATCCTGCCGAGAAAACCATTCCTTGTATGTGGTATCCGCTGAAACGCGCGTGTAAGCGGAGCCTTTGCCGTGTATCTTTTCGTATTCCTCCTGTTCGCGGTACTGATAGCGGTTGCGCGTAACGGGTGAAAGGTCTTTCCATCGCTTATCATTGCCTTTTTCGATCTGTTTTTCGTTATATCTTTCCTCAGCAAGCTTTGTGAAGTCGGCGGCAGCCGCCGGACGCTCTCCCAGAAGCCCGGCGCCGACATCGGGGACAACAGTAGAACGGCAATTCGGATGCAACGGCGGGTATCTGACCTGGTCGAGTTCATCGGGCACT